AATTGGTGTTGGTGTTGGTGATGACTGTCGAACCTGACCTAACTGGTCTGCACCTTGTGCCTCTGCTGCCTTAATTTTGTTAAAGTAAGCAGTAATGAGAGCACGCATCTCATTACCACCATTACTCATAATTTGAGATTGATCAAATGGTTGCCCTGGTCTAAGTTGATCTAAATCCCATCTTTGAGGTCTACCAGACAAGATACCTTCTCTTGTACCATATCTTTCCCATTCACCATGAGTTTTTACATTGGATTGAATGGTTGATGCATTCCAACCCCAAGCATGTGCCAGTCGCGCTGCTTCCAGTGCCATAGCCTGGATTTGTGCTCCAGTAGGAGGATTTTCTGCCCAACCTTTTCTCTCATCATAATAGGTTTGAGTCATACCTTGGTGACCCATGGCAGCGAGAGACAATCCTACAGAATTATCATTAGCACCGCCAGTATGATTGCTCTTCTTAATGCCATAGTTTTCAGTATTTCTATGTGCCCTACCATCCCCAGTAAATGTCGTGTGATATCTAGTAGATGGTTGATTGGAGAATCCTCCAGTCCAATGTAAGAAAATTCTCTTCGTCTTATCACCCGCACCTGCATTAAATTCCGTATCTCTAATAGGACCTCCCATTAAAGGTCCATGGTGAGCAGTTACATTCTTCAAATCCTGAGACATTTCAGGAGGAACATCTAATACTGCATCAATTGATCCTTGTGCTGGACCGTCTGATGCAGGTCTGGATCCAGGTGTCAAACCCGTATCACCAATACCAAACTCAATCTTTTTCTTATCAACTCTGGCAGCCATCTCACGGATGGTAATTATACCGTCTTTATTGACATCTAACGGAGCATTACGATCATATCCTCCTTCTCCAGCACTATACAATGCTTCATCAAGTCCTCTACCAGAGTAAGCAGGAGAAAATATTACAGCATATAATTGACCAGCACTAGGATTATCTGGGAAATATCCAGCATCTTTCCAGTATTGGAAATACCTCTCAACATATTTCATCTGTTGTGCTCTTGTCATCTTGACAAGTGCAGCCTGTGTAGTTCCAACTGCAGCAGCAGAATCTTTACTAAACTGAATTAATCCAACATTTGTACCATTAGATTCTGCAGGATTCAGTCCAGATTCAGACGCCATTATTCCTAATAAATCGCCCTCTCTAATACCAAATTTTTGAGAAACTCTCTTAACTTCTGCTAAAAACTCCTTATCATTACCAACCCTTTCTGCTGCTGCTTTTCCGCCAACTAATTGAGCACTATCATAACCTGATCCAACAGGTCCAACTGGGAAGTCTCCTGCATTAGGAACATCAGGTGCCGGAACAGATTGCTCTGCAGGACGGGTATCAGAAGAAAATACGAGATTGCGGAATCTTTTGCTTGCCCCACTACCATATCGCAAAAGGACAAGCATATTTTTAATTGCTTCGTCTTGAGTATTTCCTAAGAATCTACCATCATCATGCTTTCTGTAATAAGCACCACCCATGTTGGTGATAAATCTACTCGCAATCTGACTATAAGCAACTTTGGTAGCATTACTTGCTTCTGCTAAGTCGAATCCGGGTTCGGTAATTGGTTTAGCGTCTTCTAGTTCAGTAATAGCGAAAAATTCAGATTCGGACTTTTTCTGACTTCTACCCAGTTCAGCATTATGCTCAATGGCATTAACAAATGCATTCAATAACCAAGGATTCTTTCCGTTTCTAGTATCCTTTTCAATATAATCAAACAGATTATTTCCATAGATATGCCAACCATCAGGTTCTCTCTTTGCTCTATATCTCTTACCCGCATGGTGAAAAAAGAAACTTTGACCAAGTTTATATCCATAATTTTTTGTAATCTGGGATGCTAAAGTTTTTCCTTCAACTATAGTTGCATCATCTCCACCCAATGCACCTTGAGTTACATCACTAATGCCTTCCAAATCATTAACCGGCAATGCCTTATCAGGCATTGTTTTACCACCAGGATATCTAATTGGTTTTTCTGAGAACAACGCTGTAACTGCCCTCTGAGTCATTCCAATGAATTCCTGAGTGCCAACAATAAATTGACGAGGATCTGGAATTTCAAATTCGGCAATTTTACCAAAACCTGCTAATACTGCCCTAAAAGTTGAATGTACAAAGTCTTGGAGTTTGAATTTTTTTAAAGATTCGTATAATCTAGAAAATTTGTTATTTGCCCAGTCTGCAATGTTACCGCCAATTTCTTTAATGTTGTCCCATGCCCATGAGAAAATAGCACCAGTAATATCACTAGCACGCTTCCAAGAGTCCTTAACATCCATGGCGAACTTCTCGCCAACACTCTCAAACGATTCACCCATGAACAATCGATATAAGAGATCGCCAGCATATTGACCCAGCATAGAACCGCCAATGGTTCCAAGAGGACCTAAAAGACTACCAACAGCACCACCAACGGCGGTTCCTGCCATTGAGAATAATGCTTTACCGAGTTTAGATTTATCAAATTTAAGAGTCGCTGGTGATATTTGCTTACCAGTTTCTGGATCTATTTTCTCTGGTACAATATCAAAAACCTCTAAGAGACCAGTAAGGATTACTCCCAACCAAGGAATTCTCTTAAAGAAAGCAGATCCTCCGCTAAAAAGATTTTTTAATAGGGGAATAGAACTTGATAATCCTTGAGCAGTTGCTTTAATTCCTTGCCCAATTGGTCTAATCGGTGCTGCTAGTTTTGATACCCCGGCTCTTATAGCACGCGGAGTTTGGACTACACCGCGAACAATATTTCCAGGTGCTCTAAAAAGTCCTCTAGCACCAGATCTAGCTAAATTACTAGTTACTGTCTGGAATCTGTTCTGCTTGATAAATCCTCTTCTGAGGAGTCGTAAATTATCAATCGGACCAGCTTGACCAGCAAGAGCACGAGACCAAGATTGATTTACACGACTAATCCTAGCAGCCTCACCTCTATTAAATGAAATTGGACCTGCTGTAGGTAAAGTAGATCTAGCAAACCTACCTTGAGGCAGTCCTTGAGGTTTTTGAACTATACCAGGATTCGCTCGCTGCAGAGCCTCGGCTCGCATCCGGTTGGCCAGCATCTGCTGTGGCGTCATCCGAGAAGATGGACTTCCGCTCTGATTACCAGAACTAACTCTTGACCCAGTTTGAGCAGAACCTATGCGAGCAGCATCAGCAGAAACAGCGGTTTGATTGCTAGGTTTAGTGGGGATAGGTTTAGTTTTGTCTCTAACCAGATCCCCTGGTTTTGGTTTTGATGTTGGTTTGGTTGTTCTTTTTGCTTTGGGGTCCGGTTGCGGTCTTCTGCCCTGATTTCTTCTTAGTTTAGCATTCTCTGCTGCTAATCTTTGCTCTCTAAGTCTTAACCGCCTATCAGCAGCATTCATCTCGCGAGAACGCAGATTCATGAGACTCATGATCTGCATCATCGTTCCAAAAGGATTGAGCAGAGTTCTCAATCCAACGATCCCGATCATCATCTGACCAAGACCCTTCAGTCTCTCTTCGACTGTTTTATTTTCTCCGAATGTATTATTAAATCCTTCTAGAAGGTTATCTTTGATTAACCAACTACCAATTGCAAATATTTTTTTCGCTACGAAAGCAACTTTTTCAAAGAATTCTGTAAACTTCTCTCTTACAGAAGGATCTTGGAGTGCCCGTTGCAGATCCTTTGCTGCTTTCATTGCAAAGAGAGCACCAAAGAAGGTTAGTGCTGCCTTTGCTAAAGGAGCTAACCAACCAAATAGTCCTCCAAATACCTTTTCCATCCAGGATTTGACTTTTCCTGTTGGTTTTGGTTGTTCTTTTACTTTTTCCGGTCCCTTAATGACCGAACTTTCTCTCTGTTCTTCTCTTAATCTATCTCTTTCTCTTTGCGCTGCTCTTCTATCTCTAATCTCCCGTAACTTACTTTCTTTAAGTGATGCATCAGCAACTCCTGAGAGACCGTTAGAAGTTGCTGCAATGCCCGATAAAGTAACTCCTAGCCCATTTAATGCCTTTGTATTTGCATTCAAAGATGCACCGACATACTTAATGTTTGCCGATGCACCAGATGAAACCCTAGGAGGATCGATTATTTTATAGACATTAATTTTTGCCACTTATCTCCGATTTTGCAGTTCTTGTTCTTTCAATCTCTCTTCCTCTTCTTTGAGGAATTGAACTAACATGGTAATGTAAATGTCTTTTTCCCAGGGCATCAAATTTTCAATGTATTCAATCTGCCACTTGTGGTGATGAATTAGTGCAAAATTAGTTTGATAATAAGTCATCAAACTAGTATGCATTAGGGCTACGCGAAAAAAGCGGACAGACCCTCAAGAACAATATCATTATCATTCCCAGTATTGGGGTTTGTAACAGTTACAGTATGCTTCAATTTAGGCATGGTCTCAAAGAATTCCTGAATTGCCTTAAATTGGGAAGATGTCAACCCATCAAGAAACTCAAGTTTTTCTTTATGAGAAAAATCTGCACAATCATACAGTTGCTCCGAATCAGCAACAGTCTTCATGCATTTTGCAGAAACATCGAATAACTGATCAACTCCCGGAACATCATCCATGAAGTTCATTTCAACGAATGTTGCAAGGTTAGGATATCCCATAGTGAGGATCATACCATCACCCAACTTAATATCAGTTTTGTGCTTTCTGTCTTTCTGGACTTTAATGTCAGAAAGGGGAATCGTAGTCTTAACAACAGTCATATTATCATCAGGACAGGTGACATTCACATCAACTTGTTCACCAACAGATCTTTGACGAATTTGAAGGAAAACGAACTCGATGTCAAAGGTAGGGAGATCTTCTACATCAACGATATCAGTACATTCTTTAATGATGGTAGAAATTGCTCTCATGATTTCTTCCTGTTCACCCATTTCGGTCGCAATCAAAAGAAGTTTTTCTTCCTTTACCAAAAATGGTCTAAAGTTCACAGTTCTGCCATCAGAAGGCAGTTTCATTTTGTACTTGGGAAGGTTTAACTTAGGTAATGCCATAGAATTTAGTCAAATCAGTAATATTATTTAGCGCGATTTTTTAATCTAGTTTTGTAGATTCATCATCAAGAACATTGTCAAGATTACTTGCTCTTACGGATACATTATCATTAGTGAAGAATCTATATCTTTCATAAGTAAATCCGACTGTTATGGTATTCAACCTTGCATCTCTTTGATTCAATTGAGTAGTTCCGATATTTTGAGGCCATAACTTTCGGATTTCCATACATGAAACAACAGAATTTACTTGAATTTTTTGTCTTCTGCCTTTGTCGGGAAAAACGACGCCAAGTCTCGAATTTGGATAGGCGTTATTTTCAATCGCTCTTCTATAAACTCCCCCATTAACTGTACCTCTTTCCATTTTATAAATTCTCATTCTTCTACAACAATATCCATTATAATCCTCCACATAGTTGTTAGCATCTGCCATAATCATATTCATCCAAGCTTCAAAAAATTGTCTCATAAATTGATTTCGAGGCATCTGAAAAGTAATATTAACACTACCATATCCAGTTCCAGTCGCATATTTGGTCGGAACTCCAATGTCCATAACTTGACCACTCATCATTTGTCTGCTAGGCATATTAATAGCTGTAGCATAAATATTAATCATTTTGTAAGTATCACCCCTATCCGGTTGCGAAAACAGGGTGTTTCTAGGATCTCTGCTACCGTTAAATGCCCTAGGGGTAGACATATTAATAAAGAATAGATTAGTAGTGCTTAATCCATTATTATCACTATTAATAAAATTATGTACAGCACTATTATTATAATATTCGACTGCGTTTGCTGAAGGGATACCCATTAGACTTTAAGCTCCTTTTCGGTAATTATTTTAAATTCCCAATTATTATCTTTGCAAAATTCTGTAGCTGCCTTCCATTTTGCCTGATTAACACTCCAAGTGACAACTTCATTAATATACCTTTTAGTAACTCTTTTTTGAGTTTTAGGTTCTTTGGTTTGTTTTAAGGGTTTCACCTCAACCAAATATTTCTGGGATCCGATTTTCAAATAGAAATCTGGAAAATACCTATGTCTTCTTCCGTCAACAGGAGAAATGTAAGGTATAACAATTTCTTCACTACCCCATTCTAGAATAGATGGTGTAATATCACACCATTTCATAAATTTATACTCCCAAGAAGACCGATATATGATGTTATTCACATCTCCTCGATACTTATGGGGGAAGGAAGCTCGGTATCTTCCTTGATATCTCATAAATAATATTCGACTACTGATTATTTAGGCACTTTATAAATATAAGTTATGGGCACCAAGAGATATCCATTATCACCCCCCGAACCTTCTGACTCAGGAAGTAACGAAGATCCGCAAACTCTGGCGTCGGACTGGTTGTATATTCATCGCCACAGATTAGTAGATGATAATAAAGCTTCTGGCAACTATCAATATTCCAGAAAAAACACTATTTCTGGACCCAAAAAAGTAAACTATGATTCAGAATGCTGCTATATTGCATTACCTGGTAATATTCAAACTTCTTATGGACCTGCATATAGAAGAATGGACATTGGCGGATCTGGTGTTGCCTTAGCAGATCTGCTTGGTGGTGGTATGAATATGTCCGATTTGGCGGAAAAACTACAAGATGCCGCACAAGTTGCTCTTCCTGAATTCAGTACAGCAACAGCAATTTCGTTGGCAAATAACTTCAATGCTTTCTTAGGATTGCAAGGAAATGTTGATATCAATTCTTTGCAACAAATGAATCATGGTAAAATCTTTAATCCGTTTAGTGAACAAATATTCTCTGGTGTTGCATTCAGAACTCATAGTTTTGCCTTTAAAATGTTTGCACGAGATGAGCGAGAAGCTTCAGAAATTTATGACATCATTGAATATATTAAACAGGGAGCAATGCCTGGCATTGATGGAGGAGACTTCCCAGAGACATTAGTCAATAAAAATAAAACTTACGAAAAAGCAAACGGAAAGCAAAACAAAAAAGGTAAAGAAATTGAATATGATGATTTAGAATATAAGAGAAAAGAAGGGAATGTTTTTGATGAATCAATCTTCAAAACCATGAACAAAAACTCTTATGCTAAATCAGACAGGTACATGACTGTGCCAGATCTCTTTGATCTAAGATTCGTAAGAATGCCATATACCGAAGGAAAGAATCCAAGAGATGTTGTCAAACCAGGTAGTTCACAAACTCCGTCGGGAAGAAATAGCAACAGAAAAGAGTTGCACTTCAAAATTCACCCCTCAGTGTGTACTGGAGTTCAAGTTAACTATACTCCAGATAGCACTTATGTTGCAAGAAAGCGTATTGGACAGGAAGAGTTGCATGTGCCCGCTGTTGTCTTGTCATGCTCTTTCTTAGAAACTCGTTTGATAACGAGACGTGATGTTAGAGATGGATACTAAACTAAGGAGATAAAAACCAATGGCCGGATACTTTTCATACTTACCAAACATTTACATTGCAAAAGGAGTCGATAATGATGAACCTACAGAGTATGCTCTTGTAAAAAACATATTTCGACGACTTGCTGTTGCAGATTTAAATCAAAGATATACTGCTTTTGAAAGAGCACGAATTGAGGAAGGCGACACCCCTTCCTCAATTGCAACCGAATATTATGGCGATCCATTTATGGATTGGTGCATTATGTTGACAAATAATATTACTAATCTATACGAGCAATGGCCTAAACATGATACAGATTTTCTTGATTATGTTATAGCAAAATATGGAGATGATCTAGGAGCAGTTCATCACTATGAAACTAAATTAATTGAATATGAAGGAGATACTATCGTTCCAGAGGGTATTGAAGTAAATGAAAACTTCACTGTTACTATGCCGGATGGGACAGTAATCACTAAAGCTAATACAAGAGTAGCAATTACAAATTATGATTATGAAGAATATGAAAATGAACAGAAAAAATGGATTTTAATTCCAACTCCAACTACTGTAGCATTAATGAAAGATGAGTTGGAAGAAAAATTAACTTATAAAAAATGCCCAGAGTTAGATGAGCAAGGAAATAAAAAAACTCCTATGAGTTTGGTTGGAAGATTCCTATCTAAAAATACTGGTGTTACTAGACAGCAGTTGATTACATTAGATCCTGCTATGGCAGCACCTTCAGAGACTCAAAGTAGTGCCTCTGTAGGAAGTTCATCTACATCAGAAACAGTGACACCTACAACAACCCCAACAACATCTACAACAACCCCAACAACATCTACGACGAGTACAAGTACAACAAACACTACAACATCTAGCACTTCTTCAGGAAGTTCTAGTTCTTCTAGTTCTTCTAGTTCTTCGGGTGGCGGATATGGAGGATATTGATCCTAGAGACTTTTATACTCTAGATATATCAAAAGACGGACTTGCATTAATATACAGGTCCGTCTGTTTTCATTTGGAAAAATGGCCTGGAGGTCATCCAGAAGAGCAAGTTGCATTACAACAACTAAAAGATAATTTATTTCGCATTATTCTTGAAAAAACCTTAGAGACCTAATTTTTACCGGGATTTTTTTTGCGACTTTCTGGTAACTAAAAGTCGATTTTCGTTTTGGGGTCAATAAAAATGTTCATCATCCTCCCAACTGGACGGTTCTTGAAAGAGTTCGTCCAGTTTTATTTTTTCTATCCTCTTGGTTAACAGAAGCATCTCATATTCATCTGGCAACCAATTTTCCTCATCAACCCCCATCAATCTGACATCCTACGAGGGCACCGCCTACAATACCGAGAGGGATTGCCCAGAGGCGTCCTTCTTTACGAGATGCAGCAGCACCAATGCCACCACCTGCTAGACCACCAAGAACAGATCCTTCAATACAAGAATTGTCATCAACCTTTGCCCGAGGACGAGGAGGAGCAGAGGGAACATAACGAGGGGGAACATATCCTTGATCGTAAATGACCCCTCTCTTCTGCTCACATGGAACCTCCACACGCTCCTTAAAAGATTTAACATATCCAGGATTCCTCAAGGTTCCTGGTACATATTCTTCACGATAAACCCGCTTGAAGCATTTTTGTTGGCGAGACCAACCGGGTTGATACTCATCGGTATGATACGGTTGTGCCAATGCAGGTGCAGCAGATGAGAGCATGAGCAGTGCAGCAAGTGCTAGTTTCATTGGAAGAAGTTGATTCGTCTTTATTTATCTATTATAGCATTAAAAAGGAGGGGCGTCAACCCCTCCTTCTACGTCAGGTAGCGAATCCGTCGTAGAGATGTCGCGCACGAACGAGCGACATCTTATTTATCAGTCTTCCTCAGCGAGTTTAGCGAAGTAAGAGAGAGTGTCATCCTCATCCTCTACAGGAGAGGCAGCAACTGCTTTCTCTCGGAAATCAGACACCTCTTGACCCCATCCTTTGTTGGAAGGAGTGATGTCAGGATCGTTGAATCCGCCACCAACAGGAGTGGCAAACACTGCTTCCTCAGACTCATCAATCTGAGCATGACGAGCAGCTACAGTCTTACCAAGCACCATGTCCAGACGCTTCTTCAGATCCTCATAGGACTTGAAGTTCTTGGGTGCTTCAAACTCTGCAAGGGAATAGCACTGCTTCCAGAGGCTTTCCAGTTTGTCATCATCAAAGTTACCGAGGGTGCCAGGTGCAGCGAACTCAGACTTATCATAGTTCCAGTAACCTTCGACCTTGCGGATCTTGACTTTGAAATCAGCACCCTTCCAGAGGTTGAAAGGATCCAGAGGAGTCTCGTCTGCAAACTGAGGTTGCATTGCTTCCACCAGTTTGTCAAAGATCTTCTTACCGTACTTGTACAGGAAGACTTTACCTTCGTTCTCGGGGTGAGCAGGGTCACTCACAACATAGATGTTGGAGTAGTAAGAAAGTTTACGCTTCTGAGCACGGGCGATTGCCTTGTCAGACTCGATGCCACTGTTCCACAGTTCGCGGTTCAGTTCACCGACAGGATCATCCTTGCCCAGAGTGGTCAGAGAGTTCTCGATGTACCATTGTCCACCAGGACCCTTGAAGGCATGAGACCAAACCTTTGCGAAAGGCAGTTCCTCTCCCTCAGGAGCAGGAAGGAATCGGATAACGGCAAACCCGTTACCAGACTTGTCCATCTCAGGTTTCCAGAGACGCTCATCTGCGCCACCACCCTGAGGTTGATTGAGTTTCTCGATCTCCTGAGTCAGACGAGCAAAAGCACTGCCGCTAGACGCTTTTTTGAGAGATGCAAAAGACATGTTAGTATTCTCCGTATTGAGTGTGTGTTTTGTATGTTTGCTACTGGGTTATCGTAGCATATTATTTAGTTCCCGTCAAGTTCCCGCTCTGCCGCTTTCTCAAGTGTCTCCACCATGGCATCCATGCACTCAGCAAGATGCTGATACCCAAATGCTTGAGAGAGGGCATTGATTCGGTTCTTCATGTCTGCTGCCTCAGGATCTTCCGAAGCAGCAAGGCACAGTCTACCATAGAATGTGCGTTGTTTGTCAATTAGACCTTTGCAATCTTCAATATGATCTAATTTTTCTGATTTGTTCATCGTTCCAAGTTGACTGGTCATCGATGCAATTTGTTGATAGGTATCAAAGATGTCTTGTAAATTACTTTGTACCTGTTCTGATTTAAAAAAACTCATAGCTTTGTCCTTATCTGAGTTAAGATCTCTTGTCTATAACGCTCACAACTTCCCACAAGGAATGGTTCATACTTTTTGATGCGATTCCTAACATCTTTCCATATCGGATCTGCCAATTTTGTATCAAATTTAGATACAAATCCTAAGCATTTTTCAAATATGACCAATGTTTCTAAGGATATATCTCCAGCAAGGTAATGCTTTAGAACAAGAGGGTGTTGTTTGTCTTCTATAATGAATATCTTATCAAACTTATCTTGGTATGGAGAGGAATAGTTATTCAAAAGTACATGGACATCTTGTCTTAAATTATATCCAAGAGATTCATTATAAACTTTCCACTTTTCATAGTTACCATCACTAAAAGACTTAATGTATCCCTTAGGATCATGCATAAAATTAGCAACAAAGTAGTTTAAAATCTCACTGTCTTTATACTTTGATGCAATCTTATCAAAGAAATAACGATCTCTTCTTTCTCGAAAAGATTTTTCAGAGGCATTTACTTTGCCTCTGTATTTCACATAATCATAATTATCTTTGGTGAAGTGTTGTCTTAATGCAAGGTACATTTTGTACACTTCAAAACCGGTCACAATGGCAGGACTCCTTTCGATGATTGCTTCATAAAGTTTAACCGCATTGCCTCATGACGCAACCTTTCTTTAAGAGGTTTTGACAAAAGTTTAGGTACAGTTTCAAGTTCAATATCATTCTCATGGCAATAGGTTACAATTGCTTCAACATAAGAAATCAATCCATTACTCGTTTTAACGAGTCTCTCAATGTCCGCAGAAAATTTTGTTGGGTTTAAAAATGAATCATTAATTTTAGATTTAGACATTTCTTCCCCTAACAAATTCTTCGATATAGGACTTGAGTAATTGTAAATAGTCATCAAGATTGTACTTCTGAAAGATTTGAATAGTTCCTTCTTCGGTGGCGATAAGTGTGACAATTTTCTTTACCTCTATTCCTGTACGCTCAAGGAACATTGCTGCATATGCAGTCTCTTGCACAAAATAGTGCTCGATGTAAGATTCCTTTTTTTCTTTAGTTGAAGTTTTGAAATCGATCACTGCCAATTCGCCATCAAATTCGGCAATACAGTCTACACGACCTGCTAAACCTAAGTAATGAGAGTATAAAAAACCCTCAAGACAATGAATGTTATTGATTCGGTTTAAGTCGGACTTTGCAGACTGAAACATTCTAACAGACAAAGGATTGTTTGCCAAGTATCTGTCGGTATTCAAATCACCTTTGAAATAATCTTCGGTGATGCTATGGAATGCTGTGCCTCGCTGTGTTGCACGAGCAGTGATGCGATTTGCCTCGTCTTCACCTATTTTGGTTCTCCACTTTTTAAAGAACTGAGCGTTTTTATACGATGTGATAGAGGTTACACTCGGATAATATTTATCAGCTCCAGGGATAGGATAAAACCTAACCCCGTTTTCATTCACTGGTTCAACATCGGGAGTGTCGATGTCAACATTAATAAACTTGAACATTAAAATCCTAGATTGTATTTTTGGATGAGATAAGATTTAACTAAACCCGAACGAACAATATCATCAATACCAAACTCAATGCAAGAAAACTCCTGCATCTCTTGAAGGATCTTAATGAAATCTGCAATACCAGACTTCTCATAGTCTTTAGTAAGGTCAGACTGAGTGATATCACCACAAAAACAAATCTTAGAGTCCTCACCGATACGGGTGATCATAGAATCAAGTTCATGGAAGTTTAGATTAGAGAATTCGTCAACAATAACAATCGCATTGTCAAGAGTAACTCCACGGATAAAAGAAGTAGACCAAAAACTAATAGTTTCCTGCGCTCGTAAGTTATCATAAAGCATATCAAATGAATTGTCATCAGGCATACTGAACATGTATCTCACCATGTTCTTGTATGGAATCTGATAAAGTGCCGACTTATCTTCATGGTCTCCGGGCAGGAAACCAATCTCACGAGTCGGTACAAGAGACCTTACGATGTAAATCTTATCGTAGGGAGTATTCTCATCTAAAACCTCTTGTAGTGCCAGGTAGAGCGTGATAAAGGTCTTTCCAGTTCCTGCTGCACCATGAAGCAATAGATTCTTTCCTTGACTATACTGTTCAAATGCAACCTCCTGATTTGGTGTCAGGGGGTTAATAGGAACCATGTAAGACTTATCAAGAGGTTTCTTTCTTTTGATTTGCTTTGCAGTCATGTGAGGAGGTACAGGATTGCTGGTAGTGTTACGCTTTCTTGCTCTTGCCATATCAAGTAAATCGACTCAGGTTTGCTCGCGGGTGTGCTTTTTGGACCTTGGACATTACTTCCTTGAATCCATCAGATTGTTTGGGTTTGCCGTAGGTAGTGCCAGCGACACCCTCCATCCAGTCTTTGTCCCAATCAGGATTTTCATCCTTCCAATCACAGTATTCTTTCATGGTCATGGAGAGTGTCTGTTTCTCTCCAGTCTTCTTATTTATTACAGGGTAAGTAGGCATTAGTTCCACTCCATTGCTTCAGCACAAATAGGAAATTGTTCAGTAAAGATACGCTTACATTCGTTAGCAATATCCATATGTTCTTTCTGGGTTCCATGTCCAGATCGTAAATCTATATAGTGAATCCATGAACGAACTGATCCTGTCATGTACATTTTAGTTGGTACAGCGAGGGGAAGCACAAAACGAGCACACTCCTTTGCAATTCCTTCATCCAACATCTCTCGATAAAGATCCATAGACCTTCTAAAAAGTTCTTGCATTTTCATTTCATATTTTTGCCTCTTAAAAGGATCAATATCATCAATGGAATTCTGACGATTCTTGGTATCTTGACGGCGTAGGTCAGGTAGAGGGATCGTCTGCGCGAGTAGGGAAGAATCAGCATAGCGTTGAGAAAACTCTTGATATGTGAAACTACGGTGACGTAAAATTTGAGCTGCCAGTCCCCTAGTAGTATTGATCTCAAGGGTCATGAACGCCTGCTCAAAGACGCTCCAATGCCCATGCTTAATGCAATACTTAAGAAGACCTGCAACCTTGGGATTCTCCTGGTTAGCAGGATTGCTCACGCGAGCAACATACCCCATGTGTGCTTCAGCATCTGGGGTAGCAGAGATCAATTTAACATTACTCATTCTTTGTCAATAATTAGGCGGGCAAGAACATACAGACCAAGTGCCTTAAAGTATCCGATGGTTGCCAAACCAAAGATACCTGGCAATAGCCAATTCCATAATAGCATAATGAATGCCGGTTTGACAATCGCAGATACCAAACCTGCAATTGCCTTCGCTCCAAGTTCACGATTATGTGCATCTTGAATTTGTTTTGCAACCTCTTCTGGGATCTGTTGTTCTGGTTGTTCCTTTGGAGGGTATGAATAAACGGTCATTTCTTTTTCTTAGGTGCGTTAGGATCTGTCCAAAGTTTAGGACTAATTCTACCTTCGGACTGCTTCATTGTAATAAAACTACGTTGATAAAGATCCCAATAGTAATCAAAAATTTCTACTTGCTTACTTGACATGACAAGATCATGCTTCTCTTGTCCATCGGAATCATAGTAGCTTACAAGAAATGCATTATTCGGAAGAGTCCTATCGTTTGCCTCTTCCGGTTTACAATTTTGTCTTATAACCTTCAAGAGCGATTCCCCCATTCGATTTGAGGAAATGCCTCACTGACAACTGCTTTAGTAATTCTTTTATACTTACTGGTAAGAGAACCATCTTTTACCAAACAAAGCAACTCTGCTTCTTCAGCAGAAAGACCTTCCAGAAGTTGAATGAACATAGACTCCCGCTTCATATCAGGGAGACGATCTTGCCCACCCTTTACAAAGCGGTAGAACCCTCTGTACTCCTGCTCTAAGCGAGTGTGATCAGTGCCTACAGGGGCATCATTAGGTGTGTATGGAACATCCCCTTCTGGGATCATAGAGATGACGCTCTCGTCAAAATTCCAAATCAATAACTGACGGAGAGCGGGGGTGTTATGTTTTCGGAGAAGATCAATTTTCTCCTTTTTAGTTTTTGCATTAGAGACCTTGCGTAAGATCTCACTAATAAGCAACCTAGCGTTGCTATTTTCAATTGATGTTGTAGGCATAATTAACTCCTTGATTCATTCTTCATCGTCATCATCAAATTCCCAGATGTTATTCTCTGGTCTGATGTATATTAACTCATCATGTAACATGTTTCCATTTTCATCAAACATTTCTGGATGAGTAACTGATTTAGCATAGGCAGCGTTTTCGATAAAATCTTCAACATAACCTTTTGCTATCCAAGATAAGGTGATTCCTAAAACGAATGCACCAATTGTAACTAAAACTGTAAGTGCGATTAACATGGTTTCCTCCCTTCGTTTTTACCAATAATATGGAAACCTTCCTCCCTAATTCTTAACTGTTAGTATTTAGAGATATTCATTCTCCTTCAAATACTCAAGGGTCTTTGTGCATCCTCCAAGAACTGTTTCGTTAAACATGACTTGAGGATAGGTAGAATTTTCGCCAAATTTTTCTTTGAATTCCTTAGGATAAAAGTCTGCCCCTAAACTATACACCACATACTTCACATCGGCAAGCTCCAGAAGTCTTTTTACTTTGGTGCAGAATGTACATCCCGGTTTTGAATAGACAGTAAACATAATAAACTCCGAATAAAAAAGGGACCTCTCGGTCCCCCAGTTTACCTTATGTAGGTTTTATCAGAAGTTGTACTTCACACCTGCCTTAGCACCATAACCGCGATCGATGTCATCATCGCCCGAACCCGTGAAGGAGACTTCACCATAGACACCCAGTGCCTCGGTAGCAGCAAGAGAGACACCTGCCTTACCAGAAGGAACAGTGTCATTTTCGCCACCATCAGGCGTTACGTAGGTAGCACCGCCTTGGACATACCAAGCAGCAGATTCGCCCAGAGCACCTTCATATCCAACATGGAATTCAGTTGCGGCACCAGAATAATCCGATCCAGTCCAACCGGCATTTGTTTCCACATTCACGTAGGGTCCTGCGAGAGCAGCAGCAGGAGCGAATGCGAGAGCAGCAGCTGCTGCGAGAGTAGTTTTAATCATTTTTATTTACCTTTAGTTTACTTGCGGAGTGATTACCCGCAGATGAAAGCAATCTCGACTCGATTGCGTTCCGTTCATTATATCACAATCTCTACTGCAGGTCAAGATGCAATAGAATAAACGGTCTCAATATTTATAAGGTAAATATACTCAAGATATTACTGATAACCGTCATACCTGTGACTGTTTTTTAGCAAGTGCCTCTTTTGCTTGCTTTTTAAGCAGTCTTGCATAAGAAAGTTCAGCGTCTGTATAATAATTAGGATGCTCTTTAGCAACCTTAAGAATCTTCTTTGCCCCTTTGATTGTGTCTTTGTATCTCATTTTGTTTCCTCTGTTCGATTAACATTTTTCCCACCTCTGCCCTTCTCTCATAAAATGCATCAGGATCAATTTGAATATCAATCAAATCTTCTTCATCGACAATCAAATCAAATTCAAGATCAATATCTCCGACCACTTCTTGTAACTCTTTAGTTAATTGGTCTCTTTTTATTTTAGGCAGATTCATATCCAACTCCTTGATAATATTATTTAGACAAAAAAGGGGGGTCGAAACCCCCCTAAGAATTTTATTTGAGAATGTAGCTACAGATCCTCTTGCATGAACTTTGATCTAATGAGTCGCACTCTATTAAACATTCAAAGTAATCGTTGAGTTTTTGATTTTCTACCTCCAGGTCATCTATTGTGTCTTCTAGGTGTCGCCACTCATCTAATTGTGAGCGTGATAGTAAATTGTGCATCGTTTGCCCTCATATAATGAACCATGATATAGGGAAGGGTAAGGGTTCATTTTTGCACCTCGCATAATTCTACTACTATCTATATGTCAGGGTATCAAAACATACAGTTCACGCAAAGAATATTATTGCCTACGAGTTTATACTTAGACAAAAAAAGGGGACCCGAAGGTCCCCATAAGATTATTTAATTTGTATCAACCGATGCTAGGAGCAGTCAGGGCCACAGGTGTGGACTCAACTGCTGCAAGATCGAGCGGGAAGTTGTGTGCGTTACGCTCGTGCATGACTTCCATTCCGAGTCCTGCTCGGTTGAGGATGTCTGCCCAAGTGTTGATGACTCGTCCTTGTGACTCAACGATTGACTGGTTGAAGTTGAAACCGTTGAGGTTGAAAGCCATGGTCGAGACGCCGAGGGCGGTAAACCAGATTCCCACCACTGGCCACGCAGCGAGGAAGAAATGCAGACTTCTAGAATTGTTAAAAGATGCATACTGGAAGATCAAACGACCAAAGTAACCGTGAGCGGCAACGATGTTGTAAGTCTCTTCTTCTTGACCGAACTTGTAACCATAGTTCTGAGATTCAGTTTCAGTAGTTTCACGAACGAGTGAAGAAGTAACTAGTGAACCATGCATTGCAGAGAACAGTGAACCGCCAAAGACACCAGCAACTCCAAGCATATGGAAGGGGTGCATCAGGATGTTATGTTCTGCTTGGAAGACAAGCATGTAGTTAAATGTACCAGAGATTCCGAGAGGCATTGCATCTGAGAAACTTCCTTGACCAAAAGGATAAACCAGGAACACTGCTGAGGCAGCAGCAACAGGAGCGGAATATGCCACACAGATCCAAGGGCGCATACCAAGACGGTAAGAAAGTTCCCATTCACGACCCATATAAGCAAAGATGCCGATAAGAAAGTGAAAGATTACCAGTTGGAAAGGACCGCCATTGTAAAGCCATTCATCCAGAGATGCTGCTTCCCAAATGGGATAGAAGTGAAGTCCAATAGCGTTGGAACTAGGAACAACAGCACCAGAAATGATGTTGTTACCGTACATGAGAGAACCTGCAACTGGTTCACGAATGCCATCGATGTCCACAGGAGGAGCACCAATGAAAGCAATGATGAAACAGACGGTTGCTGCGAGCAGAGTTGGGATCATCAGCACACCGAACCAACCGACATAAAGACGGTTGTTGGTGGAGGTGACCCAGGAGCAAAAGTCTTGCCAAGTGGAAGAACTTCCGCGAGTTGAAAGAGTTGAACTAGACATTTTTGATTAACAGAAAAGTAAGACCATCAGGGAAATGGTGGAGTTACTATTCCTCTGCCACCCTTAAGCAGAGGTATGAAAGACGTAATTTATACACCCTAGAGGTCTTGGTTTGCGGGGTGTGCGTAACAAAACTCATTGGTCCGTCACATTTGTTTACCTATTTATTATAGCAGGGGTCGGGTTTTCCGTCAACCCCCAAAAGATGAGCATTTGTACTTAAGCGAGTACAAGTTTTTTGGTGTAGTCCCAGGCATAAATCTCTCGATTGCCCTTGATTCCCCATCCCAACCAGTAATATGCTGGGACCATATACTGGGAAACAGTTTGACCACCGCCTTCAAACATAGGAAGATACTTCTGGAAGATGGGTTCATTGATCATGTAGCGAGTCTGACATTCCAGAGTGCTAGGACCGTCCTCACAGAAGCGGGCAGCGAAGTTACCAAGTCCTTTATAGCGACCTATTGAGGTCCACTGAATGAGACCGTAACCTCCGACACGGCAATCGCTGTAAGGAATTCTAGCCCCTCCTTCGCATATGTTGGGAATGAACTTGCTTTCTTGTTTAATGTTACCCATGATCGTTGCAAGAGCATTGCGATCTGTGATTCGGGTACGGTCTTGGAGTTCTTTGAGGACATACTGTTCTTCAGGTGAGCAATCCTCACACTTCCAAGTTGGGGTATATGGGACCACGGGAATTTCTACAACTTCAGACTCTTCAGTCACTTCAGGACCCGTGGCAGGACTGAGAAAAGCGAAGGTTGCTGCACCAGCAACAGCGCCAATAACTGCAAAACTCAAGATCTTTAATTTCATAAGGACTCACCCAATATAACACACAAAAAACGGGGTGTCAACTGGATTGTGCCAGTTACCCCGTTGTCACGCGACGACGATATTCAGTTTTATTTAGTCGCGTTTTAGTGTGATGATAATTTGATCGTTCTCATAGTCTGCTTTGAACTCTAGGGGTTTTTCTGGATCCCAACACAACTCTTCATAAAGAGCGTTAAGAGTTTCCATATCTTGAAAGAGATCGGTCGGCATGGATTTACTACAAAAATATATTTAGATTAGTTGTCAAAGTTGTATCGGTATCACCAAATACCAGGAATCACTTGACCAGTTGCAAGATAGGCTCCGACTGCTGCAACGAATCCAATCATTGCTGCACGACCATTTAGTTTTTCTGCTTTTTCGTTAAACATAATAGATACCTCAGAAGATGCCAAAGAAGAATTTGCCAGTGATAGCATAAGACAGGAAACCAGAAATGATTCCCATCATTGCCCAGCGACCATTGTAGGTCTCAGCGAATTGTTGGGGGGATTCAAGTCCCTTACGGTTGTAAGATTCTACCACCATTTGGGGTTCTTTTGCGAACAGATTATTCTGTCCAAATTCGTTTGTTGTAACGGTCATTGCCTTTTGTAAAGAACTGTTACATTATATAGCATTTCTATACACCCTGTCAAGTAGTGACGATCACATTTCCAGAAACTGATATGCGTTCTCCGTCCGTTTGCTTTGGATATACCGTATGAATGAGTGTCGATGGGAACACTAAGATGTTACCAACACTATTCTCATCAATGAATACAGGTACTCCCTGATTATCTTTGATGAAATAGAAGGGAGCATCGTCAGGACCAGTCTTCACATATGCAGCAAAAGAATATAAAGAGTTCTTATGCTGATGAGGGAAGTGCTGATCTCCCTTATGCATTCTGTTCGTCCACATTCCACTGACTCTTGGATAGACTCCATAAACCCCATTAGCAGGTTTATGTAAATCAAAATGATCGTCAATAAGTTTGCATAACCAACCAGCAAATTTAGGAGGAGTGTCCATACAATACTCTTCCTTGATGGAAGTATACTTGTGATCATTCAATGGTATTTTATTTTCCAATGCAGTGTATGCAAAATCAGATAACTCATGAAAGTAATCTACTTCTGCAACTAATACTGTTTGGTCTACCAGAAACTCAATCAACATACCCTCCATCAACATAACAACAGATGTTTCCTGATACAGAGATCCTCTCGTCGTCAGTAACTTTTTGATACACAGTGTGAGGCATGTCTGCAGGGAAGATCATCACATGACCTGCAGAGAATTGAGTGATGGGCAATGAACGAACTGCGATTCTTCCATCTACTGTAGGGTGGAAGTAACAAAAACCTGCATCATTTTCAGATGTTTTAATGTATGCTACAAAAGCATACATACAGTTCTTATGCGTGTGAGGATTATGCTGATCTCCTTTAAGCATTCTATTGACCCAAATAGATGAGACTTTCAAATGCTTGTCATCTAGACCGTAGAAACCATTCTGTCCTTTGTGTTTGTGAAAATGCAGATCAATAATCTGAGCAATCCATTCCTCAAACTGACGAGGAGTCTTCATATTATACTCTTCTCTGGTAGATACCTCAGAGTCATCACCAGTCTTTTCAGCAAGTTTTAATCCTTCATTAGCAAATTCTTCAAGTTGCTCAAAAAGATATTCTGGGATACTCGTAACAAAAAGAGTTTGTTCAACAAGAAACATAACATTACTGTAACATTAAAAAAGCGGGGTTACCCCCGCTGTATGTAGGGTCATAATGACTCCACCACCAGGTTTTGAGAGAACGAGGAAACTCTTGTTTGTTTTGTCGCGTCAACGAGCTGTATAAACATCTCTCATGCGGGGAAAAACCATCTAGTTTATAGTCTATTGGCAAAGACTAGGAGAATGTAATTACATCTCCTCCATATGTATCAAGGTTGACAGGTTGTGCTGCCTGAATATTATAATCTACATTATGCTGATCATCCATTTCGGAAGGAGACTTACTAGAATAATAACTTACTGGAGAACCAGCAACTTTAAGTTCTACTTTTGTCAAAGTTTCAGCAATAGTTTTCATACCTTGATAGTGACGCCAGATTTCCCCTTGAAGGTTTGCGTCAACATTATTCTCCATGGAATCTTTGACGCATTCCTTGAGTGCATCTACTGCATTTTGATAAACATTCATGATTTTACTCGATCTTTAATGTAACATGGAACACGATCAGGGTCTAACCATTTCGTGTATTCAAAATCTTCCATGGCAAGCGTAATTTGCATACCATTATCGCATAGGTACATATCAATGTACCGCTTTTTCCATTCGTCAAATTTTTGAATTCGGTAGTCAGGAAACCCGTTGTCGAGTTTCCCAACAGAGACATACCGATAGGGGGATCGTTCTAAAAGAACTTTCACTTTAGTCATAATAAAAGAGGTCCTGTTCAAGTTTGGTAAGGAGGATATCGTAATCCTCATCTACATCACCATAGAAATCAACTCCTTTCTCCTCATAATGTTTCAGAACTTTATTATAAATGGTAGGATACTCGGTGTCAAGAACTAATTTTCGATCAATTGCCTCATAAAGAATTTCGATATGAGACGAGAAGCGTTGTGCTGTAGTCATATGCTTTCCTCAATTGGACCGTTATGCCCATAAAGGGCAACGGGTCAGGTAGGGATCGAACCTACGACCGACTGCTTAGAAGGCAGTTGCTCTATCCGCTGAGCTACTGACCCAGGCGGCATCAAGGTCTTCGTCCAATGCAATTTCAGCGAAGTGATGCAGTTGATCTACCATCAGATCAATGAACGCATCATAGTTGCTGTCATCAAACTCGTTGTCCATGGTGTGAACTCCTTGATTACCTAGTAATTATATCAGAATACTATGGGCGTGTCAAGAGTCCGGTCTGAAGTAATCCTTACGCATGTACCTACCCAGGATGTTTGAGTTGTAAAACGCTGGTGTCCCATCTGACATTGCCTCCGTAAGTACATTGTTTAGAAAAAGTTGACGGGTCTCTTCAAAGTTTACGAGACCCTTTGTTTTATGTAGGCTCAAAATGTATCGTTTGAATACATGATTCCCGAGCCGCTTACGCTCCTCAGTAAGTTCAGCAGAACTTCCGTAGTATTTTTTCCAGTCGCTTTCACTTTTAACCCGCCTACCTCCACCTCTAGGTTTTCGTAATTGCCAAAAGTATTTGCGGCCGATGTATCTCTTACCACTGAGTGTGTTAGTAATGCAGTAGACGAAACCATGCATACCGTTAATATCCTCAGATAGAAAAGGGGTTCCGTTAAAAATCCAGGGGTTTTCATAATCAGTCTGTCTCTCCGTCGTCATCGTATGTGTGTACTCGTCTCACATTCTCACTATCTAGGTAAGATTCTGGATCGCCATACACTTCGGACTTAAGTTCTCCTAAAATAAAATCAAGATCCTTTATCAGAATCTTGAGATGATCTTTATTCATTGGTTCTCCACTCCCGTATATAATCGAGCATTGTAGATATCATCTCATGGGCACCGTCATGCCAGTCACCAGACTTATCACCTCTTGTTCCATCATAGAGTTCAGTCTTCATCTTATAGAGTTTTGCCTCTAAATCAATTTTCTTCATGATTCCCCTAGGCATGATTGAAGTTCCTTCCAGTCGTTGTCAAATAGTTCTAAACCCTTATCAGTAAGAATGTGCTTATACATCTTGTAGAATACTGTAATAGGTAAGGTACAGATATCAGCGCCCACTCTAAAGGCAGAGGATACTTGATGGACATCCCTAACCGATGCAGCAAGAACTTTAGTGTCGATGTGATGCGTTGCAAATACATCTGCAATTTCCTCAATTACTCCAATACCATCAAATGACTGATCAAATACGCGACCAACAAAAGGAGAAACATAAGTTGCCCCTGCTTTCGCAGCGAGAATTGCTTGTGCTGAACTGAATATTAAAGTTACATTTACTGGTACTTCCTCAGCATGTAATTCGTGACATGCTTTTAGTCCTTCAGGTGTGCATGGAACTTTGATCGTAATGTTTGGTCCAATGTCAAGATATCGCTGTGCCATATCAACCATCTCCTCAGAAGTATCTCCTACTACTTCGGCAGAAATTGAAGAATTCCATGGAAATATCTGAGATATTTCTCTGATAACTTCTAATGGATCATGACCCGCTTTAAGCATTAGTGAGGGATTGGTAGTTACACCGTCAATCAATCCCGTCTCAAAAGCATTTGCGATAAGCTCGGCATCAGAGCAGTCCAGAAAGAGTTTCATGACTTCTCCTTGCTTGTTTTACGTATTTATTATACTAAAAAAGGACCCGATTGGGTCCTTTGTTATGAAATCAAAACTTATTTAAAAGTAAGATTTCTCCGTATATAAGTGAAATGACTGCAACACAACTAAGGGTAATTAACCCTGCAACTTGTAGTGCTTCCATGGCGATCACTTCTGATAAGTGTGACCACGATAGCAGAAAGTGCCGTGAGTTTCTTCACCACCTTGCTTGCACTCATATACTACACCACGATAAGCGGTGTGACTAATTTGTGCTTCGCGAAGTGCAGACTGCTTTTCGATCTGTTTCTTGATGATGTTAAGTGTGTTCATGATTGACTCCTGAATGAATGGAAATTAACCTTCTCAGCTTGCGCTGGATCCGTTTCTCCGTTCCTTCAGTCGTTTGCGTCCCATGAGCAACCGGGAGGTGCTACTTCTTGAATCACTTCAAGAAGCTCCGTTTTAACAATATCACTCAAAGCTTGATGATCTCTAATTCTATCCATCATCTCTGATGCATTAGAGCAAGAAATTTCTGCGTAGAGTAAATATTCAAACATGGGATGAACGCTCCGTTCCGCGACTTACTTGCGTCTCACTATGATAGCACACTATCACACTGACCGTCAACTTTAGATTTGAAATATAATATTAAATTTCGCTTAGACTTGAAGTCTAAGTTTCCATCTAAATAAATCTCAACTCGTTTTTGTAGAAACCTTTCACATGTCATATGCCACCCATAGGGTGACGGATCGTGATGGGCTAAGGTCAATGCCAGTAGAATACTTAACATTGTGAGATGAACGTATAAGTTGTAGCGACTGCTACGCCTATATTTATAGCATACTTATTCGTTTAATGTAGTTTGCTGCGATACATCTTTATCTTTCTTTAATTGTTGATGTTTCTTTAGATACTTTTCGCTTTCATATTCACTGATAAGTGTCATGCCAGACTTGATAAAATCTTCGCCCTTATCTACTGAACCGTCTAAATGTTTTGGATGTGTCATTTTAATCTCCGAAACCTTGTAAGAATGATGTTCCTTGCTCTTTCATTTTAGCCTTCTTTTTCTCATAATCCCATAATTGTTCTGGAGAAATAGCGGGATCTTGAATGCCAAGCATATCATCCCACATCTCCACAACAGCATCTAGTCCATCCTCAGGAAGTTCTTCATACTTTTGAATAGTATCATAAAGTTCCTCATGAGGAATTCCCTTATATTCAGAGGGAGAATCCTGCGAAGGTGTTTGCTCCGACATCTTGTTTGATTCCTCCGACGACATAACTTTCAATCTCAGTTTCTTGAGGGGCATTTTGTTGTCCTTTACTATTTAACCAATGTTCTGTCCAGGGTAAAGGATTGTTTTTAGCAGGGATATCAAAGACGGGTTTCAATCCAATTGCTTTCATACGACGGTTGGCAATCCATTCGACATAATTATGAAGCAATCGATCATTAAGACCAATCATAGAACCATCTCGCATCAAATAATTTGCCCACATCTTTTCTTCGTTAACAGTTGTTTTGAACATTTCCACAATGGATTGCTCTTCTTCCTTTGCAATAACTGACATCTCAGGATCATCACCATCTCTCCACTTGTTCAGAATGTTCTGAGTAAGTACAAGATGCTGCGACTCGTCGCGAGCAATCAAAGAAAGAATCTTTGCACTACCTTCCATGAGTTTATTCTCACCAAAGGCAAATGAGCAGGCGAAAGAAACATAAAAACGAATACCTTCAAGAATATTCACATTAGCAACTGCACGATACAGTTTACGCTTTAGTTCACGACGATCATACTGTCCAGCAATATGTCCATCCTTTGCCAACTCCCACATGGTACTAGTGTCATATTGATGAGCATGGTTAATAAAATCATCATATGACTCTGTTACTGAAGATGCTCGTGAGAGGATGTTCTCGTCCTCTAGAATGGTGTCAAAAACTTCTGTAGGATCTGAGTATACATTTTTGATAATGTAGGTGTAGGAGCGACTATGGATCATTTCCATAAACTCCCAAACTAGCATAGCAGATTCTAATTCAGGGAGTGAGCAGTAAGGGATAAAAGCCATCCCAGGACCACGCCCTTGTACAGAATCCAACATGATCTGGTACTTAAGGTTACTAGTGAAGATGTGCTTCTGCTCTGACGATAAAGTTTGGTAATCACTGCGATCTTTCTGTAGAGAAACTTCTTCTGGACGCCAGAAATAACCTAGTTGTTGTTGAGTTAGTCTGTCGAATACTGGATACTTATAAGAATCATACCTCTGGACTCCCAGAGGTTGACCAAAGAACATAGGTTGCTTCTTAGTGTCTACTTTGTTTGTGTTAAATACGGTCATTCCTTCTACTTCAGATTTTGCAAGAGTCACAATCTTCCTCCTCGGCTTGTGATAATTGTTCGATAAGTTGATCTAACTCATTTTGTTTTTCATCATCACCATCTTTCTTAGCATCATATGTGTTTTGATAATAAGAAGTCTTCCAACCATACTTGTATGTGTTGAGAAGATCTTTTGCCATCACTGACACTGGAACTTCATTGTCAGGATACATCTCTGGATTGTAACTCCAGTTACCGGAGATTGCCTGATCAAAGAATTTCTGCATCACCGAAACAATATTGATATAACCATCATTGTTAGGCATATCCCAAAGAAGAGTATAGTTATTCTTCAGGGTGGTATATGATGGAACAATCTGCTTAAGGGGTCCTTTCTTTGATTTCTTAACGGACAAGTAGTCACGAGGCGGCTCGATTCCATTGGTAGCGTTTGACACAACGGAACTGCTCTCCGAAGGCATCTGTGCGGACAATGTGCTGTGTCGTAACCCGTATTCCATGATTCGCTTACGAAGAAACTCCCAATCACACTGTAGCTCATTCGGCACAACCTCATCTACTTCGTTCTTATATGTATCAATTGGAAGAATTCCATCGGCGTATTTAGTTTTACCAAAATACCCGCAAGGACCCTTCTCCATTGCCATGCGATTAGAAGCACTCAGAAGGGCAAACTGGAACCTCTCAGTGAGTTTATGAACCATGTCAAATGCCTTCTGAGAATCATACTTCGCACCGTTCTTGGCGAGGTAATGTGCCAAACCAATATAACCAATGCCGAGAGAACGACGATTAATGGTGCTCTGCTGTGCTGCTTTCACTGGATAGGTTTGATAATCAATCAAAGCATCCAGACCCCTCACAGCGAGGTCACAAAGTTCGTCAAGTTCATCCAACTTAGTAAGTTTACCAACATTGATTGCAGAGAGAATACACAAAGCAATTTCACCTGCACCATCAATATGACTGATGGGATCCGTAGGCAAAGTAATCTCCTGACAAAGATTGCTCATATTCACCTTGTCTTTAAAGGATGAGTGTGAGTTGCAGTGATCGATGTTCATGATGTACAAACGACCAGTCTCTGCTCTCTCCTTTAGAAGGTCCAGAATAAGCTCTTGGGCACGAATACGCTTTTTAGGTACTTCTGGATCAAGTTCGTACATGATGTATAGATCATCAAATCCATCAGTACCAAAAGCATCATACAATCCCGGCACATCATGCGGCGAAAAGAGTGAAATGTATTGATTGTTGATGAATCTCTCATAGAAGAGTTTGCTGAACTGAATGCTGTAGTCTAACTTACGAACTCGATTGTCCTCAGTTCCTTTATTATTTTTTAGGACAATGATGTCTTCGATTTCTTGGTGCCAGATGGGGAAGTGAACTGTTGCGCTTCCACCTCGGATGCCATTTTGTGTGCAGCATCGGACAGTTGACTCAAACTTTTTGAGAAATGGTACAACGCCTGTGTGCTGAACTTCACCGCCCCTGATCTTGCTGTTGATGCCACGGATTCTGCCTGCGTTGATGCCGATGCCAGCGCGTTGAGAAACATAGTAACCGATAGCCATGTCACTGCTAAAGATGCTATCGAGGGAGTCATCAACATCAACAAGAACACAGCTCGCAAATTGTCGAAGTGGAGTTCGCACTCCTCCCATGATAGGTGTGGGAATGTTGATCTTGTGTTTGCTGATTGCGTCGTAGTATTTTCTGACATACTCCATCCGATAAAACTTATCATCATCTTGGAAAAGAGTTGCTGCAATCAACATGTACATGAATTGCGGCGTCTCATACACCTTACCGCTGCTGCGATCTTGTACCAGATATTTATCTACGACCTGACGGATGCCAGCATATGTAAACAAATAGTCACGATCATGGTCAATCCAATCATTCATCATCGACCATTCTTCTTCGGTAAATTTATTTACAATACCTCCATCATAAACTCCCCTCTCAACACATTTATCAACATGTTCTTTAATAGGAGGATGTCCATCAGGATGACCATTATAAACTGCCTTCCTCAGACCAAACAGAAGCAAACGAGCAGCAACAAACTGATAGTTAGGTGCCTCCAAAGAAATCAGATCGTTAGCAGAACGAACAAGAATCTCTTGGATATCAGATGTCTTAATACCATCAAAAAATTGCAGGTTAGCATTCATTTCCACCTGACTCTCAGACACACCTGCAAGACCTTTGCAAGCGTGCTCAACCATGATGTGAATTTTATCAAGATCTAGAGATTCCTTCTCCCCATCTCTCTTGATTACATGAATTTCCTTGGTCATACCTTTTTCCATTCGGTTAGTTTTACTTGTGCTTCTAGTCCTTGATAGGTGTTGAATTCTACCAGAGATTGTACATCATGTCCAGCTACATGCATATCATTTAGATCTTTTTCTTTGATAGATGGTGGCCAGATCACGATCTCATAACCTTTGTCAATTGCTTTTTGCATTCGATTGATAATCTCTTTATTTCGCCGCTCGTTATCGAAAACAAAAACCGCTTCTTTCTCCTTCAAAAGATTCCAATCGATGTCTGCTCCTGCCATGGCAATAGCATTATCAATAAACAAACTGTCAAAGGGTCCTTCGGTAATGTATACCGTTTTATTAAAATCAATCACATCTAAACCAAAAACTTTTGTTTTAGATTCATCCAGCATAATGGTTATGTATCTAAGTCTGTCTCTGGGGTTGAGGGATCTTCCTTGGAATCCGAACCATTCGCCAGTTTCATCGATGAACGGGATAACAATGCGAGCATGATCTGTGCCTCTCTCTTCAAAGCATAGTTTTTGTTCGTTAACCCATGAACAGAATCTTGGGGCGAAATAGAGTCGTCCGAAAAATTCTCTCGGAATTTGTCTATCTTCAAGATACCTCCTAGCAGGATGCTCACTATTTAGTTCTTCAATACTTTGAAGACTATTTTTCTTTTTGAAGACAGGTTTCTCAAATTTTGGTTTAGGAACAAACGATCCTTTGCCAGTAGTTCCCTTTTTATATCTCTCCATAATATATTCATCATGGAGGTCTGGAGCATTGTCCTTCAGAAAATTAGGCAGAGTCCTCCCTACGCCACAGTTATGGCATTTGAATACCATGTCCTGCTTAATACGGAAGAAATACCCTCGTGCCTTATTCTTGTGCTTCTGAGAGTCTCCACAATAAGGACATCGAAAGTTATATAAATCCTCTTTCTTTCGAGCAAACTTATCCAGTCGCCCAGAAAGAAGATTCACATAATGTACATCAACAAAATTAGACAATACGCTGGGTTGCCACTGAATCTATCATACTCTTTTGAGTAGAGAATGTCAAGGTTTTGTAAATTGGAAATGCAATCTGTGCCACCAGACCTAGCGTTGCTAGTACAGCACCAGCACCAATCACAAACCTTTGGTTAGAGTCTACTTTCTTTTGAATTTTATCGATTCTTTCATGAAGAGTTTTATGATTCTTTTCTTCCTGACCCTTCATTTCTTCAATCATTTTGATAATCAATTTGTCAGATCTATTTGCTTCATCTAAGCGACTCTCATGACGCTCAAGAATAATAGATACCTTATTACTATTGTCAGAAATAGTAGTAACAGCACGCTCCAACTTGTCCAACATCTCTTTGGACAGGTCCTCATAGATGTCAAGTTTAGATTCTAGAACTGCTAGTTTGCCGAGACCAAATGCTGCCATGTCATTTAATATTCTTCATGTGTTTAACTCGCTTATCCATAAAGAATTTTGCTGCGTCAGCAGGCATAACACGCTCAATGTTAATGTCTGCTCTATAACGAGGGTTAACCAACAATCTCATCTTCTGAGTAAGTTCAGCAAGAGAAGATGCATAAATGATAGTTTCTCCAACCTCCGGGATCGTCACTTTATATTGAAACAATCTAGAAGGTTGTCCAGGATTCTCTCTCGATTCTTTTACTTTTACCTTACCACCTGACAGTTTGTTACCAGGCATCACAAGTTTCTTTTCTTCTTTGCTTCTACGCTTTTTTAACTTACCACGAAAATTCATGACAGGATCAACCCCTGCAACAGGACCAGTGTCCGCTGCAGATCCGCTAAATCCTCCTGTACCGACAGTCATCATTGTCATATCTTCTGAAGGTCCTCTTCTAATTCTGGAATAATACTTATCTCACTAAGTGATCCTATAGGATATTTATTCAAGTACAGCAAAAAGGTTTTAAGTATTCCCCAATACTGCTGTTCCATGTGATAAAAAAGCAGCGGAGTCGCTGCATCATTAAACACATTATACAAAATTATTAGATGATTTAATACAAGATGATATCTTATCTGTTCGCCTCTTAAATATCGCTTGAATAAACGCTTCAAATATTTGAAGCGTTTAATATCTTCATCAAAATCCTCACGAGTATGACATTGAGGATTACTATAGTTTTTAATAGCGAACAGGATACAATTATCAGTATTCAGTTCGTCAAAGTTCATTATTCAGTTTGAAATGTATCAGGTTCCGAAGGTCAGAGTTGCTACTCCGTCAGAAATCACTTCTTCAGTACCACCCGCTGAGGTAATCTTGACGCGATACTTGTAACCGTCCAGAGTGTCAGCAGCGAGGCCACTGTAAGCAAGAGTTGCGGTCGTGAAGTCTGCATAAGTAATACCCGAATCAGTGTCGGCGGCGATGTCAACCCAACGGACAGTAGCAGCTGCGGTTTGACGCTGCCACTGATAGGAGAGAGCACCAGGTGTTCCTGTAGTAGCGGTAGTAAGAGTGAATGTACCAGCACCAGAGGAAGAAGTAGAAGCAGCAGGTTGTGCCGAGATGGTCACTGCCGATGCTACATCTGCTGCGATGGTGTCGTCGCTCAGAGTTTCGTCTGCATTTGCCTCAGGATTGGTGAGGAACATCAGGTGCTCTGCCTTGTGGCGAGTGTTACCATTATGATCGGTGTATGTTCTATACGCCCACCAACCAGGTGCGGTGATACCGCGACTCTTATTTTCCTCAAGACCTGCTTCGGTCTCGTCAACAAAGACAATTGTTTCTGTTGCAGACCCTGCACCGTTACCTCTTGTAAGACCGACAGCGGTCTGGTTATCGGTGGAGTCAACTCTTCCGTATAAAGACATTGTTTCTCCGACGTTGTATTCCGTATCTTTATTTATATCAAGCAGACTCTCTAGTCTTAATAGACTTTTCAACTACTGCAAGCAGCTGATCGTCCATTTCAGTCTTAGTGAGTGCTACTGCTTTCTTGAGAATGATTAAACAAATTTCAATCAACTTCTCACCAAGTTCCTCGTTTTCGGGGATCCTGGCAACAGCATCAGAAATAATTTTTGATGCTAAGGGTAGAAGGAAACTTAACATGATTAGTTCCAATAGGGATCAATCTATATAGGAATCTAATATCTTTTCTTCTTTAGTCCCCCTGATAACGACCTTGACCATAACCATATGGATCTTTTTTAGGTGCTCTCTTGTCAGAAAGTTTTCTCTTGATCTTATCAACTGGAGTAGGTTCAGTCTTGAACTTAGGTTTAGCACCCTTCTCCTTCTTCTTACCCTGAGGTTGGATCGCCTTCTTTCTAGATGACATTGCACCACCGGTAGGTCTCATCATCTTCTGCATTGATTTCCCTACTTCAGATCTACCTTCGCCGCCCTTCTCAGAA